TGAGTCCATTATTAAAATATGAATTTGTATATAAATGGGAGAATTATAAAGCTTGCTCATATTTAAATGGAGCTGTGATGAGATTATTTAAGAATAGTGAATTATCAATACAAATGATAAAAGAAATAATAAACAAAGAACCTTTAATAGGATCATTATGTTGGGCATCAGAAGTGTATTGTTCTGTCGCTAAATATAATAACAATTTAATAGTTTTTCCAGCATCATTTTTTAATCCAGAATGGCAATTATCTATACCAATAAATGGATTTGAAATATATAAATATAGTGAAGAATTATATGATGGTAGTTTTACATGGCATTGGCACAATAGATGGGAAAGTACAATAGAAAAAAATTCAAAATTTGATATTTTAGATAATATAATTAACAAAAAATTAAAATTAAAATATGATTGATAAATTAGGAATAGGTATAATGACTTCCATAAATTTAAAAGATAGATATATGGCATGTAAAAATACATGGGTATTAGATTTTGATAATATTTTTTTATTTGGAGGTGATTCTGAAGATGATAATTTAATAAGATTAAAAAATGTTGGAGAAGATTACAATAGTTGCTTTCTTAAACAACAATTAGGATTAAAGTATATTTACGAAAAAAATGATGAACTTGATTGGTACTGTATGGTTGGCTGTGATACTATTCTATATAAAAATAATATAATAGAAGAGCTATATAAATTTAATAGAGACGATGATTTATTTTTAGGACAATCAAACAATCACTTAGTAGTCAACAGCACAAAAATATTGGCTGTAGCAGGTGGAGGTGGCTTTTTTATTAGTAATTCATTAATGAGAAAAATATATCCGAAAATTTCAGAATTTAATGATACTTGGAAATTTTTATCTGATTCTAATAAATTACCAGTACCATATGCAATAGCAGATATAGCAATAGCTTATATGATCAAGATATATTTTAATATAGACTTAATTCATATATCAGGTATGTTCTCTCAGAATCCAAGCAAATATGTAAAAAGTAACAATTATTGTTTCTTGAATGATAATGATATAAATAGATTAAATTCTCCATTGTCTTATCATTATATTAAACCAATTGAAATGAATGATATATATAATAAATACAAAAAAACATAAAAAATGAATTTTTTTAATTTAGATCTACATATATCAGTTATAGCAGATATTAAACAAATATTTAATGATTTAGGTCATGAAATAAATATAAATTATTTATCAAATCATGCTTGGGTATTTAATAAATTACCAAATAACAATTACATAGTCAATCAATCAAATTGGAAAAATATTACGCCAGAAATATGTGATAATTTTTATATAAATCATAGGAAAGAATTAGAAAAATATGATGGGTTTATTGTTACTCATATTCCTATGATTTCTCTATTATATGAGAAATTCAATAAGCCAATAATTTTTGTAGCCAGTACTAGATATGAATATCCTTTCACAAATGATGAAACAAGATGGAAATGGTTTAATAATTATATAAACAATAATAATAACATAATTACTATATCTAATAATTTATATGACAAATGGTATTGTGAGAGATTTTTAAATAAGAAATTTGAATATATTCCTAGTCTTTGTGAATATACGAATTCGAAGTACATTGAAAATAAAAATAAATCAATTTTATATTCTAGATCAATAAAAATTAAAAATGAGAATATAATAGATAAAGAAAATATGGGCAAATATGATTGGAGTGACTTATCAAATCATAAAAGTATAATTCACATTCCATACAATGTTTCCACTATGTCTATATTTGAGCAATATAATTCAAATATTCCACTATTATTTCCAGATAAAAAACTATTAACAGAATTATACAAAAATAAATCATGTTTTAGTGAAATATCATATACTCAAATATTATCAAATTCAAAAAATAACACATTAAATATTAAAAATATAGATCCAAATAATATTAATGATCCAAATTTATTAAACAAATTAATAGAATATTCAGATTTTTACAATGATGATATGAATCAAATAAATTATTTTTCTTCTTTTGATGATTTGAATTATAAACTGATTCAATTAAATTTTAATGAGATATCAGAAAAAATGAAAGAACACAATAAAGAAAAAAAAGATAGAGTATACAAAGAATGGAAAAATATTTTAAATAAATTATAAAAAATAAATTATGACCAGAAAAATAGTAATCGCACATTATAAAGAAAACTTAGATTGGTGTTTAAATATTAAGGATAAATACGATATAAAAATATATTCAAAAACAAACAATAATTATAATTTTTTAGATAATAATAAAGGAAATGAAGTTCCAATGTATTTAAAATACATTATAGATAATTATAATGATTTACCAGACAGAACTATGTTTCTTCATGGTCATAATAATTCATGGCATCAAGATTATGAATCAAAATATATAATAGAGAACATAAATTGGGGCACCAGAGATTTTTTTTCTGTTAATAAACGTTCTTTATATCAAGAAATAAGCAAAAAATATACACTAAATGAAAATAAAAATGCATTTGATGATTGGATTAGGAAAAATTGGAATATATTTCAAGATAAATTGATATTTCCAGAAGATGGATTATTTTTTTATACTGGAGCACAATTTGTAGTCTCAAAAAAATTAATATTACAATATGATATAATTTTTTGGAAAAAATTGTTTGATTGGGTGACAAGCACAAACATTAATAACGCAATAACATCAAGGATATTTGAATATACTTGGCATTATATTTTTACTAAAAATAGAATAGAAGAAAAAATATCAAAAATATTAAAATGAAAATAAATATAATAACACCTTGCAGTAGGCCAGAGAATTTAATGACAATATCAAAAAGCATAAATATACCAAAAGAAAATTATAGATGGATAGTAGTTTTTGATAGAGATGAATTACCAAATAACGAATTAATCCCAAGTAATTGTGAGGTTTATCTTCATAAAAATTCAAAAAGTAAAGTAGGACACGCTCAAAGAAATTTTGCATTAGATATAATAAAAGAAAATTATGTATATTTCAATGATGATGATACAATAATTCATCCTGATTTTTGGGAAAATGTGAAAGATTCAACTGAGGATTTTATATATTTCATTCAGGATAGAAAGGACGGTACTATTAGAATTTATAGTAATACAGTACAAGTTGGCAATATAGATAGTCATAATTTTCTATTGAAATATGATATAATAGGGGACACAAGATGGATCATAAATAAATATGAGGCTGATGGTATATTTGCAAATGAATGTTTCAATAAATCAAAAACCAATAAGAGAATAAATAAAGTATTATCTACATATAATTACCTAAATGATGAACATCAAAAATAAATAATGACATCTAATTAGATGTCATTATTTTTTAATATGTTTTCTTGTTGTTCTTCTAATTCCATAATTTTAAATGAAACTTCATTATATTTCTCAACTACTTCTGGTTTAAACCAAATTGCATTTCTAGTAATAGATTCTTTGTTATCAATATCTATTAATCTAAAAATACCTTTTTCTTTCACATAAGGAAATAATCCTTTGCTCTTATTTATGTGATATGTAGATGACATATTTCCACTACCAATAACATCACTAAAGTTAACAGATTTATATTCAGTTTCGTATATTTTTAAATGATTCATTTAATATTAATTGTTTTTATATTTTTCATTGACAAATTTATCAAAATCACAAATCAATGACTCATGTTTACGTTTCTTGACACGCTTAGGAAGTCCTTTATGTTTTGTTGAGGCAAAATCATTCGCATCTTTATTACTGATGTGTTTTGCTATTTTTTTAATTGTAGGCGACACATCTGTTAATTCTCCTTTTTGATAGGCATGAACTATTATTAAGTAATTAAAATATTTAATTATCTCATTGAGCTTAGTTTAGATAATCCATAAAAAATATCAGATATTCTAACTTTTAAAACAGAAAGTGTTTGTGAACTATAAACAGCAGATGATGAAGGTCTTTGTAAAAGTGCGGTTAACCATATTGTATCACCACGCTTAACTTGTTTTAAACTTAAATCAGTATTAAGAACTGGTCCGCCAGCAACCTCATCCAATTTTTTAATTTCATCTTTATCAGTAATCAATCCAGTAATTTGAACTATATTAACAGGTCCTGTTACTTTTTCATATTCACCATTATCTAATTTAGATATAGCAATAATATCATCAGACAAAGTATCATATTCTTTTTCTTTATCAAAGGTTTTTAATTTTTTAGATTTGAAATCATCAAATTTTGTTGTTATATCTGGCATAATTATCTTATTTTTTATATTGCACTGTACGTGTTTTGATATTCAATCAGAAATTCTAATATTTCATCTAAATTTTCATTCACACGATTTATATCTCCAACATATCCATAATTACCTGAATCTTTAGATTGCTCATTTGACATATTATTTAATGCTGATTTAATAATTTCTAATTTACTAATAGCAGAACTATATCCAAACATAAATTTTTTATCTACTTCAGCATTTTCTTTTATTAAATCTTCTTCTATGTGTGTAAATTTTTTCATTCTTCTTCAAATTTTTTTATTAAAGTTGGATCTTCATCAGCTTTCAAACCTGTAATATCACCTTCTGCTGCTAATTCATCATCTTCTACATCTTCTAAATTTGTTTCATCTTCAACTACACCAAGTTCAGAGTCTTCAACTTTAACAAATGTATAATCTGATAATTCGTCAAGTATATCTTCTTCAGTAACTTCTTCATCAGTGAAGTTATTAACTATATTATGAATATCATGCAATGTTAATACATATACTCCTTCTTCAGTTGCATCAACTTCAATAGTTGATTCATTAAGTTCGTAATTTGTGAAATTTATTATTTTTTCCATTTTTATTTTTATTTTTTATATGTTAAATTTTTTTGTGTCTTTGTATGTATCAGGATCATTTAAAAATAAAATAAAATCTGAATATTCATCTCCTGTAATTCTATACCAAGTACCTTGAGATTTTGATGGTTGATAATCTACCTGTATTCTATTATTTCTTAATATTTTAAAATCTTGTATATAAATAATATCTTCATTTTTAAATTTTAAAAAATCATATAGGCAATGTTTAATATAATCTCTCTCATCATCATTTTTCTTTAATCTATCATATGTCCAATCTCCAAATACATTAGAATTTTCATACATTTTTAAATGTTTCATCTTAATTTTAATTTTTCTAATAAATATTCTTTATATTTTTCTATAATTTTATCAACTAAATAATCCTCATTAAATTTACTATTATCAATATCATAAATTTTTTTTTCATTTATTTTAATGTTAATATTATTTTCATTGTTATTCTTATATGTAGATAAATTACTTATTATTTTATCTCCATTAGATAATCTTAGACTTAAATATGTTTTATATATTAAATTATTATTTTTGAAATTATCTTTTTTGAAATATCCAACAATTTCAGTTAATCTTATTGGTTTAGGACTATTTTTTCTTCTATATGATATAATAGAAAGTTCATGAGTTATCTTATCAATAAATTCTTTATTTTCATTTTCTACGTCAATTTTTATATCAGTTAAATCTATTTTTTCATATAATTTTTCAAATTTTGTTATCATTTTTTAAAGATTGTATTTTTTTGCTTTCTCTCTAATTTCATAATCATCAATTGAGTTATCTGTTGTGAAAATTCCTCCAGCATAATGATATATAAAAATGCTATTGTGTTCTTCACGATTACTATCTAAAATTAAAATATTACAAAAATTGTTATTATCATCTTTTAATCTCATACCAAGACTAGAATCATAAACTTTATATTTTTTACCTTTCGTAAACTTCCAATAAAAATTTCCATCAAATGGACTCACACATAATAGATAATTTATTTTAGATTCATATTGTTTAAATTTTGTTATCATATTGTATAATATTAAATTCTGATTCTATTTTTTTATTTTTTGATGAATTATTTGAACGTGTTGTTATACACAAATTTTCGATTCTTGATATCTCAACTGTCGATATGTTATTATCAAATCCATATCTTATTGAATTTTTATGATCAATTGTCGGATATTTTTTATCATTACTATCTAATTTAAAATTTTCTAAAATATATTCAGTTGAATAATAATCATAACCATTCCAATTACTCAGCAACTCTTTCTTATTTTTTAATGTTTCTCCGTAAACTGATAAATAATAATTGTAATAATCATCTCTATCTTCAACTTTTAACCATCTACCATTTTTTATATTTGTCTCAAGTGTCTTATCTGTTACATCTTTTGACATTGTTGGATAAGGCACTCCCAATTTTTCTAAATTTGTAATATCATTTTTTTCAAATTCACATTTATTGCAAGTATCAAAATCAAATTTTTTACGTTGATTTAAATATTCTTGATATGTTATATTTTTAATTTCACCACATCTATCACAAATAACATTTACTCTAAATTTACTATTTTTAGATAATTCATTAGAATTTATTTCTATAATATCACCATATTTTACATCATATCCTAATGATATAAAATGATTAGTATTTTTAGTTACAATTTTTATTTTTATTTTTTCTGTTATTAACATTATTATATCTATTTTTAAGAATTCGGTAAAACGAAATCATTAGTAACTTGATTAGGGTTAGATGCAGGCGAATAATCTGTGCTACATGGCTGTTCCTGAGTCCAGGAAGGTCGATATGGCTCCTTTATAGAATCAGTTTTATTTATAACCATATTTTTATCGAATGGAATAGGCCTTTGATAAGGAAATGGATTATTAGGAACATCAAATGAAAACTGTTGATGAATTCCATCTTCTGTTACAATTTTAACTGGAACGATTTCCCTTTTATCTGTTTTAGGTACTTTATACATAATCAAAACAGTATCTCCTAAATCGAATCCACTTTGCTCAAATATTTTAAATTTTGTTATCATTAAATTTTGTTGTTTTTATATGTTAAATTTATTAGTTGAAATTTTAATTGATTTCTCTGGCGTAATATTTTTTTTTATAATTTTTTTAAGAACATCTTGTGCATATGAATCATATTTTGCCCTATCGTCATAATAAAATATATTCATATCTTCCACATTAATCTTTGCAATAAACTCACCATCTATATCATCAATACTTTCAAAGGCATTCAAATAGATAATATCACCTTCTATAAAATCAATATTTATCTTTACCCAAATACTTTTTTTTTCAAAATATTTTAAATATTTCATATTTCATATATTATATATTATATTTTTTTGAATCTTTCAAAGATTTCAATTCGTCTTTATTCTCAGACCAAAATTTAAGATGATATAAATGATATTCATGAATATATTCATAGTCAAAATAACCTAACCGTAATATTTCAGTTGGTACGTTATCAAATTTTACAACATAAACTATTTCTTTCCCTCCATGACTTCTTGGAGTCTCTATTATTTCTCCAACATTTTCATTCAAAAATTATAAATATTTATGTTATATTTTTCATATTTTTTAGATTCAATTATTACAAAATCACCTACTTTTGGCGCTACACTAATAGATTCAAACAATTTAAATTTTATTATCATAAATTATATTTATCTGATTTATTTTTAATAGAATCATACATCTCTTGCTTTGTTGCTTTTTTTATTATTGCACGAAATTCCACAAAAATTGACATATCCTTTTTTATCATATCAATTTTACTATAAAAATTATCTTCACTCAACTCATTAAAAAACTCATAATTTTTACCAATTTCTGTGATGTTTTTACTTTTAAATATTTTTTCTAGCTCTTCACATTTTTCTAAACTTAATGGTATAGTATAGAACATTTTATTTTCATGTTTATCGTCACCTATTAAATATAAATATAAAACATATAAATCATCATCAATATCTATTACTTTAGGTAATTCATCTTTTGTGTAATTAAATTTTTCTTTTGGATCATATATAACATAATTATCTTCATTTAAAATTATTTTTGGAAAATTTTTTAAATTATCACTAAAGTGTTGCCTAATATAATATAAATTTTTAATTTCATCATCTTCAGATAAATCATCTATATTTATACCTTCATCCTCTAAAAAATGTAAAATTGCATCTTCATCTATATCTATAGCTTCATCATCATCATCAGCATTTCTTATAAGTTCATCCTTAAAATATTCACACAATGTTGAATTTTTTATAATATCAATAATATTATCATTACTGATATTTTCGAATAATCTAAATTTTGTTATCATAATTAAAAATCTGTTTTTATTGCATTTGTATTTGTGTATTCTACATTTTCAGCAGATGTTTCTGTTCCTGTTTTAATCTCAATCATATTACTATCAGCCCAATCATAAATATCATCCCAAACTGATGTACTTTCTTCTATTTTATCTTTATTTTTAGTCATTCTATCTATTAATTCTTGCAATTTAACCCAAGAATTTTGAGATGTTTGTTTAATTATCAAATCTTTTTGACTATTTAAAAAATTTATATAATTTTCATTAAATTTTACTAATTCATTAGAATTTTCATATAATGAATCATTCCAAATTTTGGAAATATCTAAAATTAGATTCCAATCCTGTTCTTTTTGTTCAAATATTTTAAATTTAGTAATCATATTACTATATATTAAATATATATATTGAAAATAAATATAATAATCATTTTTTTATATATAGTAAAAAATAAGTATTTTTAATGCCAAACATAATAAGAATAAGAAATTTAGATAAAGAAACTAATATAACTGGTGGATTAATATTTCCTGTTGATTATAGTGGTGATACACTAAATCAAGGCTACACTTCTAATATAAAAAGAATAGATTTAGCTCAAATTAAAGATTTTGTATTATTTGATTATACTGGCTCAACAAGTGGAACTGATGGTACATCTGGTGTAGATGGTTCTTCTGGTGTACATGGTTCAAATGGTAGTTCTGGTATATCACCTTGTCATGCATATCAATCGAATACAATAATAATATCTTATTCTTCAGTATCACAAACGCCATATATAATAACCACTATTCCAAAAATTGAAAGTCTACCAATTTCAACTACTATACCATTTAATAGTGGTATTTGTTATATCGTTTCAGGAACAACAGGTGTAACTTTTTTTGTGACAGGATTAACAGGTTTAACTGATTATTCATATGAATGGTATTTAAACGATAAATTAGTAAATTTAGGTAATATTTATATACTATCATATCCTAATGATAATGATAAAATTTATTTAAAACAAATAAATTGCACAAATGTTAATAATATTATGGTCGCAGAATATTGTGCTGATTGTAATTCTGGAGTAACTGGAACATTTAGATATAGGACAGATTCATATAATTCATATTTAGAAATTTGTATGAAATCTGGTGTTGGTAATTATATTTGGTATCCTATTGTCTCAAATTCATGGGCTACCACAACGACCACTACCACATTTCTAATTGTTAATCCTCCGATACTAATAAATGCATATATTCAAAATGGAGATATTATGATAGCATATTCTGGCGTGTCTATTAACACTCCAACAATGAAGATATGGATTTCATATGATGATAATGTCACTGGGTATCTAATTGATATAGATCCACTTACTCCTATTGTAAATATAGGGCAACAAACGAATTTCTTGAGACAAATGATGTGGTTTTGGGCTAGTGTACCAAATTCTTTATCATCAAATATTATTACTTTTGATAATTCTATTCCAGTCACAACTACAACAACCACAACCAATGCGACTACAACAACCACAACAACCACCAACACACCAACCACAACAACTACAACGACAGTTTTTTCAAGTATAATGTATTATTGTGTAAAAAATAGTGGAGCTAATAATTATACAGATGCATATAATTTATTTGATGTAGGATCAGCAGTACCTGTATATGTTTCTAGTATGACTAATGGTAACCAAGTTTATGATGATTCTGAATTGACGATATTAGCATTTGATATATCATACTCGAACAAATATATCGCACTTACATCATCATTGAGTGATAATCCAACAATATGGATATTATTATTTGAAAATAGTGATATTACAACACACGGTATCTATCAATTTTAGATATCAATAAATAATACCGCAAAAAAATAGAATAATAATTTGTAAAACACAAAAAAGTATACATATGCCAAACATAATAAGACCAAGAAATTTTGAAAAGGAATATAATTTAAACGGTGACATAATTTTACCTGTTGATAATTCTACATATGGAACAGTTAGTAAACAAATAAATTTATACCAAATAAAAGAATTCTCATTATCTGGTATAACAGATGTGAGTTCAAGTGGAAAAAATGGCACATCTGGTATGAATGGAATAATTGGTATAGATGGAGAAAACGGTACATCAGGATTATTACCATCGTCAGGATTAACACACGAAGTTAATATATTAGATTATTGCGGAGATTGCAATTCAGATATAGTTGGAACTTTCAGGCATAGAATTAAACAAAATTTACCATATTTAGAAATATGTATGCAAACAGGCAGCAATGAATATTCATGGATTAATTGTATTCCTACTACAACTACAACGACAACTATACCTCCTACAACTACAACGACAACTATACCTCCTACAACTACAACGACAACTATACCTCCTACAACTACAACGACAACAACAACATATAATCCATTAACATTAATTAGTATACAACAAAGTGGAGGTACAGCAGATTTGATGACAATTTTTAACTCCGGAAATACAACAATAGGAACATTAGCTTATCAATATTCAATAGACAACGGAGTTACATACACAGGTTTATTGGATTACGGTAGCGGTGTTAGTCCTAGAAATATTGGTAGTCAAATAATTTTTCCAAGAACAGGATTAACATTTAAAATATATGATGTCACATCATCCAGATTATCAAATTCTGCGTTTTATGATAACAAAGAAACATTAATTCTAAACTCAATCATCAATAGTTCAGGTAGTTTAATTTTAGGATTTAATGATGGAGGACAATCTATATCAGCAATGGATATATATTATAGATTATCTTCAACAGGAGGAGCATGGATATATGTTAAAAACATATCCGGCGGATTATCTAGCCCAATTAATATAGGACTAAAAACAGAATATCCATTAACAGCAATTCAAATTATAACAATGGATTATCCAGGATATAGATACTCAAGTATGATTTCTATCATAAATGTATAACAATTTGATTTATAAAAATATAATAAATAAAATCTATTTTATTGAATAGATTTTGTTTATTTTTATATAAACTATTTTTATTTTTATTAATATATTAAATAAAAATTAATTTATGACTAATCCAAAAGTGAGTGTAATAATGGCATCATATTTATTACCATATCCAGGTTCTGCATCTAATAGGGACAAAAAATTTATTCGTGCAGTAAACAGTTTTAAAAAACAGACATATAAAAATATAGAATTGATTATAGTATCAGATGGTTGTCAAATAACTATTGATTTATATAATAAATATCTTATTAATGATAAAAATATAAAATTAATACAAATACCAAAGCAACAACTATACTCAGGTGAAATGAGAAATATAGCATTTCAGCTTGCAGATGGAGATATAATATCATATTTAGATTCTGATGATATATTAGGGTCAAACCATATTCAAAAAATTGTTGATCAATTCGATTTAGATAAATTTGATTGGGTATTTTATAATGATTACTTAGTTCTTGATAGTACATTTAAAAAATTACAAAAAAGAATTGTAGAACCTCGTTGGACAAGCATAGGAACAAGCTCAATAAGCCACAAGAACATAAAAGAGACAAAAACCTTATGGCAAACAGGTTATGGACAAGATTTCGTTGCTGTTGTTAAAATGGCAAGCATTGGATTAAAATTTAAAAAATTAGAAAATACTCCAGAATACTTGGTATGTCACTATCAGAATGCAGATTATTAAAATAAACAATTATACTAAATTATAATATATAAATTTATGAAATATGAAGAATATATAAATGATCCACATTCTTATGAATATAATAAATATATATTTGAAAATTCTAAAAATATAAAAAAACATATTACTCAATTAGAATATGAATATTATAAAAGTAAAAATAACTTAAAATATACTAGAATTGAAAAAATTAACAAATTAAAACAAATTTCAGAAAATGAGCACAAATGAAAATTATGAACAAACTGGTGATGATGATTTAAAAATCACACTGAAACAATATGAAGAACTATTAGAAAAAAATGAATTAGAAATTGATAAATTAAAAGATGAAAATGAAAAATATTCTCATTTACAAGAAATAAGTGATGACTATGAAATTGACATAAATATAGTGAGAATGATATTAACCAAAAGAATGTGGTATCAAGAAACTATATAATAATATTAGAAAAAGAGTAATAATTCAATTATTACTCTTTTTTTGTTTTTTATGAAGGTGTAATTTTTATATATAATAAAAAATTAAACCTGATTACATGGCAACACCTCTTTATAAATCAATGAAAAACAAGGGAACATCATTTTACTCTTTCCCAAGTGCTGCAAGTGATGTAAATTTAGCGAATTATAATGATTATTATAATTTAAATTTTACAAAATTTGCGTTATTAAATATACCAAAGCAAACATTATCAAGTAATAATATGAATGATGGTGTTATGGAATTTATACCAAAATCAAATGTTGGTGAATCTCCTTTTTATTGTGATGATCCTAATACAGCAAAGCCATCACTATTATCAGAGCAATTAGTTGAATCATTAAGAAATTATGTAGCAAATTATGACACTGCGTTACATGAAAGTAGAATAAATACAAATACTGATTTTTATAATATCGCAGAACGAAACACACCTACTGAAGAAATATTCTGGAAATGGTGTAGAAAATTAAATATGATAGATTTTGAACCAGCAGTACATAAAGTTGACTGGGATAAAAACCTAACTGATTTCAATAATGAAAACAGCTCAACAATAACAAATCCTGATTATTTTCGTAAATATTTATGGAAAGAAAGGGAAATTATTGATTATCAAACAAAATGGGTAGAAGAAAGCACAGATGATTATCAAGGATCAGATGGCTATCACATTCCTAAATTTACTATATCAGGTCAGACCACTAAATTCAAAGTTGGTGATAATATATTATTAAAAAGTAATATATCATCAGACATATCTAATTTATCTGCTATTACTTTTGGATATTCATATAAAATATCATATATAGAATTTTCAAGTGGAAATACTTACATATGGATAGATACAAATTTTCAAGGTCAAACACAAACTTCATTATTAGGTACATATTTTAATTTAGATTATCATAAATTAATTGAATACGTTGGAGAAATTAATCAAATAACAAATATTCAGACTGCATCAAGAGTGGGACAAGAAGTAACGGCATACATACCAAATCAAGGAGGTGAAACACCAACTATTCTTTTTGGTACAAGAAGCAATACAAATTATTATCCTAATTTAGAGATACCAATACTTGCAGATGAAATTCAAACTGAAATTATTGGCGCAGAAAGTTTAAATTCTAACATAAGGACCAATCCTCAGGATTATCCTGGATCATTTTTTGGACAATTTGACACCGCTGATAATACATATTTATGCTCTGATGGAGATAATGTAAGATACCAAGGTGATTACTATGGCGTAAATTTAACTAATAACACAGGATTAAATTCTGATGATTATATTGAAAAATTAACTGATTTTAATTCTGATTCTATTGATGGAGTTTTTCTTGATGTGGATAGAACACACTATTATAAAATGAACATTGCTGGATTAGAATGTAAAAATTTTGATGAATTTAGTTCACTATCAATACAAGGACAAGCACCAAAGGATTTTGAATTCAATGCAATATTATGGTATTATGAATTAGTTGAAAGAGATAGCAATAACAATGTTAACTCTCATGTTAATCTATATGGGATAGAATTTTTAAATAATCCTGACAATGACGATGATAATTTTGCAACACAAATATCACCATATAACAAATTAGTGACGAATGGTACACAAGATGGATTATCTTATATGTTTAATTTGAATATAAATTATAATATAGATAATGACGTTAAACCGTTAACATACGATTCAACAACTATATATAATATGTTTGGATTTGATATGTATAATGAAATGATGAAAAGATTCTATCAAGTAAATGAAAATTTTGTTAATATTATAAATGAATTTGTTAGAATAAATTTGGATTTACAAGAAATGAAGAGTTTAATATATTCACAAACAGACATTGATGATTTAAAAAGCAAAATGTCAAATATGGAAAATTTATTAAAATTATATTCAACTAATCAATTTGTTGATTCTGATTCTACTGCAATATCTGTTGATTATTCAGGTATATATCCTAAACTTAAAATGAATGTTATTACTGTTGAATATGATGAAATAGAAAAAATTAGCATTTCACAAGTTTATAATTATAATTTGGCTAATACAGGAACATCATATCCAATATCGACATCTTTCACTAGTAATATGTTATTAAACATAATAAATGATAACATATCAACAAATGGAGGAGATGTTATCATTATGCTAGATCAGGATTTGAAAAATAAACAAAAAATAGACATTTTAATTGAACCTAAATATGCTCAATATTCACAAAAATTATATTTTAATATGATGTTCAATTATAATGGAGCAATATCTGAAGTAAATATTTTTTACACAGATTTACCGAAAGATGTCATAACAGGAAAATATATTAGTTTAACTCCAGAAAAATCTACATTTGATGATAATTTTTATTTAAATGAAAATATATATGTTAATTGTACAGATGTATATACAGGAACAACATTATGTGTAGACGGAGAATATGTAGAATTAATATTAACTGAGGATATGTTCAAATCTGGTAATACTATATATGTACAGAACCTGTATTTTAAAGATACATTTGGTAATGTCATTGATTATAGTGGATCTTATACAATAATAAATAAATTAGGTATAAATATAACAATAAACTTGTTACAATCTGTTGTTTGTGGGTATTTATTGGTTGGACAGCCAAGAATTAGTTATTATAGAGGTTTACAAGTTACTATGCTTAGAGTAGATGGTAGCAACACATCTTCATTCGCAGATAGATACAACATAACATATAAAATAATTTAACATATGGACATTTTAATAGAAGATTTAGTTAATAAAATAAAAAATGTATTTGATACAACTAAGGTATTATCAGTAGATACTATTTACGAGAAAATATTAAATTCAGAAGAATTGAGACTAATAATATCAATAAACAAAATTTTATACGATGACATTAATATCATTTACACAAAATTGATTTTTACAACGGATAACACGAAATCAAAACTAACGAAAAATTACTTTACATATTTACATGACATTAATTGTGAATATGTTAGAATTGAATTTTCTAGCTTAGATGATTTTGAAAATAAAATAAAAAATACATTCAAAGAAAATAAATTTGGAGAAAATATTAAAATACTGTCTGATTTTATAAAATCACCAGCTACTTTAATTAATAAATGGTTTGAAAATAATGAAGTTTCAAATATATCAGTTACTAATGTAGATGAACCAAAAATATCTATTATGCCTTGCAAATCAATATATTTTAATTTCAAATTATCATTAAGTAATAATCAAAATGTAGATTTAACTATTACAAAAAATGGAGAAGATGAATACAACTTTAAATTCGAAATATTTAAAGAAAAATATGAAGTAAAAGAAATAAATCTCAAACGATTAGTTGAAACAATAGGAGAAAATCTAAAAAAACACATCAAATAAAAAATAATTTAAAAAAGAGTGGCAAGAATCTCAAAACTTAATAGAATTTTCAATAGCATAGAATTAAATTATGCAAATTTAACAAATCAGTTAAATAATTGGATCAGTGCAACTTATAAAAAATCAAATATTCTTTATAATTCTGCTTCTCCATATGGACAAATTTTGAATTTTGTTAAAGAAATATTCATACAAAATATATTATATGTCAAAAATGCAGTAAGACAATTAGATATAGATCAAGCTGTTACTATCAGAACGATAAGAAATATCGCAAGAATTTCAGGACACAATCCATCTAGGGCAATATCAGCTCAAGGAACATTGAAATTTAAACTTAAGCAAGGAACAGATATCAGTCAGATTGCAGGTGGTAAAATTATAATATACAATGAAACACAATTAAAAAATATATCTAATAGTCTTTATTATTCAATAAAAACAGGAACGTATAGAAATTATTATACTTTAAAAAGTGGTTGTCAATTTTTCATTAATATAGTTCAAGGTAAATATGAAACACAAACATTCACTGGTGATGGTACATTATCTCAATCATTTCAAGTTGTAGTTAGCAACAATTCAACAATTGATAATTTTGATTTTCAAATATCATTAAATGGAGTAACATTAAAAGTAAGAGATCATTTATATGATATGCTACAAGATGAATATGCATGTTATACTAGAACTGGATTTAACGGTGGATTAGATGTATACTTTGGTAATGGTATAAATGGTTGTATTCCTAATATTGGTTCTGTCATAGAAGTTAAATATTTAACAACAAATGGATTGGCTGGCAATATATTAAATAACAATATCAATGGATTCAATTTTATTACAGATATATATGACAGTGAAGGTAACATTATACAAGCTGATAAATTATTTGATATTTTTATAGAAACTGATATAAATTTTGCCAGTGATGGTGAGAGTATTGAATATACCAGATCTGTAATTCCTTATGTGTCAAGAAATTTTGTTCTTGCTACACCTGATCAATTTATATACCATCTAATGAAATTGAATATGTTTTCAAAAGTTAACGCATTCAATACATTAGATACTATTAAAATTGATCTAAATTCTTCTACTACCAATTTAGTAGAAACAAATTTAAATGAAATGTATTTGTATTTAATACCAAGAATAACAGATCATTTTTCATCTAGTGTTAATTATTTTAATGTTCCTTTTGATTATTTTTATCTTAATCAAGATGAAAAAAATAGAATTATAAGTTATCTTAAAATTCAAGGTATTGTTAGTATATCATCAATAATAAATATCATAGATCCAATAATAAAAAAATATATAGTAAATGTTTTTATTAGAAGGTATGATGATACATCAGAAGATAATATCAGAGAACAAGTTCTTGATACATTATCAACATACTTCTCTTCATATAGTAGATATGATAGAATTGTAAAAGCGAATTTAATAACAGAATTAAAAGATATTGATGGAATAGATTCTATAAATTTGGAATTTGTAGGTAAAGACAATGAAGATTACAATAGAAATGGAGCATTATTATCCTCTACGCAACCAAATGTATTACAATCTACTTATGTGTCTAATTCTAACTCTGTAAATGCATACACTAATGTATATCAAAGTACAATAACATCAGCAAACAACTCAAACGCTATGAAATCTGATAGTAGTAAATCTGCAACAACTCCAAATTATTCAAGTTCAATAATTGGAAATTCAAATTTATCTGCTTCTATTGGTAATAGCACAGTTGTATCATATAATAATACATCACAATATGATTCATCAAAACTGATTGGATTAGATCCAGTGTTGGGTGATATCATCATAGGAAACAACGAACTAGTAGTATTAAGAGGTGGTTGGATAAATAGAAACGGTATTTATTTTGGAGAAGATCCTACATCATCATCAGGATTTAGTACTGTTAATATTATTTGGAAAGGAGTAACATACAGAACATAATTATGAAATATTTGAAAAAATTTGAAAAAAAGAATCTAATATACATAGAGGGTGATCATGTGTTTGTTTCTGGCTATCCAGATATTAACAATTTTTGTCAAATATCTAAAATCAATAGTCATAAATCAAATGGTGGTTGGGATTATATGGTTAATTTTTTTGACGATGATGGATATCATTCATTTCCTAACGGAATACACATAGATGAAGATGATATAGATAGATATTTAACAGCAGATGAAATTTTAGAATATGAAATAAAAATATCATCTGATAAATATAATATTTAATTATTCAAAAACTCGTTGATTATATCATCTTTGTTATCTAATACATAGTTATGTATATAATATGCGAGTTTTTTATAATTTTTATATTCATATATATCCTTAATATTATAATCAGTTAAAAAATTATCATCACAAGATAATAAATATTCATTTTCTACATCAAACCAATACACCAGCTCATATATTTTATCAACAACTTTCATGGATAACAATACTGCTACTCCATTGTTTATTTTTCCTATATAATCAATTACAGATATAAAATTTGACTCATCCATTTACAATCTATCTTTTTTTATATATATAATAAAAATAAGGTTTAAAATGGCTCTAAATGATATAAAAGATTTTAGCATAAGATATCCTGGTCACCCAAAATACTCATCAGATAAAATCATAGAAGATGATGATGTTGAAGTTATAGTTCAAAAATTAGAAATGATACTATACACAAACAAAGGCGATGTATTGGGTGATGAAGACATGGGCGCAAATTTGGAATACTATCTTTGGCAAACTAATGTTACAACAGAAACACTAAAAAATTTAGTAGATGAGCAAATTCAGATATATATACCTGAACTATTAGCGATTGGCTACAATTTTGATTTGTATTTATATGAAGGAACATTACAGGATATTCTACGCTTAGATTTTTCAATAAAAGGATATAATATTGAATTTATTTATGAATAATTATATTTTCACTGATATTGATGGAGTTTTAAATCCTAAATATAAAAAGAATTGGGATAAAAAATGTATTAATAATTATAATAGAATTTGTAGCGATTTAAATTTAATTGCTATCATAACATCAACATGGAGAGTTAGATATACAATAGAAGAATTACAAAAAATATTCATTAAACAAGGAATAAAAGTAATTATAAATGATTACACACCAATTTTAAATACTGATAGAGGGTTAGAAATAAAAAAAATGGTTAGATGATAATGAGCATGATAAATATGTAATTATTGATGATAAAATTTCTGAAATAGTACCGTATGTTAATAATATAATACACTGTAAAGGATGGATTGGATTAACAGAAGAACATTACGAAGAAATAAAAAAAATGATGAATTATGGCTGATAATAAAGTTGAAGATTTTATATTAACAACAGAAATTGTAAATGAAATAACAATAAAAGAAAATTTAGGTAAACCTTTAAAAAGGTTTGAAAAATTGTGGTTCTCTAACATGAGAGGTATTCGCAGAACAAATCTAACATTTGCTATGACTGAGTTAGAATTTGAAGAATATATAAAATGTAAAATCAATGTTCAATATTTTGCTGAACATTATTGTCAAATTAAAAGAGAAGATGGTTCAATTGGTCCAATGAAACTACGTGACTATCAAAAAGATATTATTGACTTATATACAAAAAATTCAAGAAGTATATTAATGGCAAGTCGGCAGACAGGAAAATGTAATTATTTTAACAACAAAGTTTTGATGAAAAATATTGACGGTACAGAATATACTATATCTATTGGAGAGTTATATTATAATGAATTAAAGAAGGATAGGAAGTTTAATATATTTGAAAAAATAAAAATACTTTTATATAAAATAATAGATAAAATTGAAAAATAAAAAATTGTGACTAAAAGTCACAATTTTTTAAAAAGTTTATTTTTTATAAATAAATTTCATATTTCCGGAATCATATATTCTATAAATTTTTCTTTCTAGCATAATATCATGTTCTGTTTTATTAATGTTATTAATATTTTCTTTTATTAATTTATTTTTTTTGAAATTAAATCTATCTTTTTTTATCCCATTAATTATATAACAATATGAAGGTGATGTATTTTTTATAAAATTAAATCCTAATTTATAACACATTTCTCCTTTACTCCAAGATTTATCATCATAACATATTATTTCATCATAATCATATTTATCTATAAAATAATCAAAAATTTTATTATATCCTTCTATAACTATAGTATTTAATTTATCACAAAATCTCAACATTTCACAAGATTTATAATCATTTTTATGCTGTTTATCTTTTTTTATATTACCAAATATCATTAATGACACGAGAGAATCTTCATAATAAAGTCCAATTTTAATTTTAGAATTTATATATCCTTGTAAATGATTTTTATTTAAAAAATCATTTACAATATTATTATCTGATATTTCGATTATATTAGTTTTTGTTGATAATATTTTATTTTCAATATTATCTAATATATTTAAAATTTTTGATTTTATAATGTCTTTTTTGTATATCCAATCATCTTCATAAATATGAATTAATTGTATTCCTTTATCTTCACACATTTTAGTTTTCATTGAATGATAATTATTTGGTTTATACAATTCATTGTGCCAATATAATCCATTAAATTCAAATGCCAATTTTAAATCTGTAATATAAATATCCAACTCAAAAGGATTTATTACAAATCTATCATTTTTAACAATATTATAATTACAATTATTAAAAATAAAATCACATACATCATTTTCTTTATCTGAATTTGAACTTCCTATTGGATTACAAATAGTACACAACGATGTATCTGTACATATTCTATTATAAAATATAGTTTTTGGAATTTCAAATTTATGTCCTTTTTCACACTTACATATATAATTATATTTTTCGTAATTCACATCTAATAAATTATATTTAGCATACATGTTTATTAGTCTTTCCTTTCTTTTATCAAATATTTTTTCTCTAATATAATCCACTTTAAATATACTATCTACACCATATTTTTTAAGACAAGTTTCTTTATTTTTAATCATATTATTATAATTTTTATCACCATATTTTTCTAATTTTGTTTCTTTATTTTTAATCATATTATTATAATTTTCATTACCATATTTTTCTAATTTTATTTTTTTTATATTTTTTTAGAACATTCTAATTTATTAAAATGATCAACTCCATATTTTTTGAGACAAGTTTCTTTATTTTTTTCTATGTTATTATAATTTTTATTTCCATATTTTTTTAATTTTGTATCTTCTGTTTTTAAATGTTTACATTTAATACAATAATACATTTTAGATTTTTCAATGTTATTATTATATAATCTATATTGTATATATTTTTCATCCCCACAATTATCACATTTCACATTAACTTTAAAGGCACTTGTTTTTTGTAAATCTTCTATTTTAATATTGAAATTATCACCAGTTTTTAATATATATCCTATACTTCTATAATATGTAATATTTTTACTACTTACACTAATATTCACAAAATCATCAATTATCATATTCGTTTTTTAATTATATATTAATATTTGATAGGTCAAAATGTAATATAACTATTAAAAATAAATAAAAATAAATACACTCATCATTTTTTAATATATAATTAAAAATTAATTAAAATTAATGTTTAAAAAATTTATTAAAAATGTAATATATTTTATAATTCAATCTATTGAAAAATATGAATTTAGAAATTTTAATCCTAATGAGGAAGATATAATGAAGAAATTCGTTAATACTATATTCCTTGATAAAGAAATATTAGTAGAAACAGATTATGGATTTGTTCCAGTGACTGAAATGAATATAACTCAACCATTTCAAATATATAGTCTAGAATTAGAAAACGGATTATGGCTTGAAGGCGCTGATACTCATATGATTTTTTGTAAAGATCATAATATAAAAATGTTAATAGATTTGACTACAGATGATTATGTATTAACAAAAAAAGGAGAAAGTAAAGTCAAAAAAATTTCTAAACTAAAAAACAAAGTGAGTATGTTCGACCTATCTATAGATACTCCTGAAATGAGCTACTACACAAATGATATACTTTCTCATAATACAGTTTCTGCAGCCATAGTTTTACTTCATTTCGTGCTATTTAATGATGATAAAGGATGTATGGTAGTGGCAAATAAAGGAAAAACAGTAAAAGAAATCATACGAAAAATAAAAGATATTTATAAGTTAGTACCATTTTTTCTTAAAAAAGGAGTAACTAACTGGAATGAAACTCAGATTGCATTTGAAAATAATTCAAGAATTCAAACAGAGAACAGAACTAAAGATCCCTCGATCGGATTTACTATAGATTTTCTTTATCTCGATGAGTTTGCTCACATTCCAGATAATTTCATTAGAGATTATTATGGTGCTATTATTCCAGTAGTATCATCAGTTAATAATTCGCATATTGTAATAACATCTACTCCAAATGGATATAATATGTTTTGGGAATTATTCACAAATGCTGAATTACCAGAGGATGATCCATTAAAAAATCCATATAAGGCTATGAGAGTCTTATGGAATCAAGTACCAGGAAGAGAAGACACTAAAATTAAAGTAATGGATGCTAAATTAAAAAAATTCAATATAGCAAAATCTTCTTTATTACGAGAAATAAGAGACAAATATGATATTACGTTATACAAAAAAAGCATAGGAGAAGATATGTTTGATTGTGTCGCTTATAATGTGTTGGATGAAAAAACTCACATTGGTAACATAAGAAAGATAAGAATAAATGGTATTCCTCTACCCGAATTGGCAGTTGTTAGTAACTGGCAAGAAGAAGAAACTAAATTATTATTATCCTCTGATAAATTTGATCAAGAATATGGATTACATTTTGTCACAGGAGATAAAATTCTTTTCAACAAAGACACAATTGATTTATTAAAAAGTAAACAATTACCTTTTGATAATATAAATATTAATCAATTTGAAAAGTTTAAATTTCCATATGAATCTTTAAAATTTGTAAAAGATTTAAGTCTATTTAATGTTGCGAGATCAAAAGAATACTACACAGTTCTTTCTATAGATTTATCAGAGGGACTAGCAAAAGATTTTTCTGTTATAAATATATTCAAATTAGAATTAAGAGATAAAAATGAAATAGAAAAATATGAATACGATAACATACAAGATTTATTTAAACTTGAGCAAATAGGACTATTTAGAAACAATTTATACTCAATCAGAGAACTTGCCCATATGCTCTATCTTATTGCATTTGAGTTATTTGATCCAGAAAAAACTAAAATAGTACTAGAATATAATACATATGGTTCTGAATTATTAGCACATCTTCCTAATGTATTTGATGGTAAAAATAATTATTCGAATTCTGTATTTTTAAGATATAAACACAACAGAGAAGATATAGCAGGTAAAATAGGAATGAAATTAAGTAAAGATAAACATCTAATTATTGACAAGGAATTTCAGCAATCAATTAGAAATAGAAAAATGATATTACACAGTGAGATAAACATAAAGGAAATAACCACTTTTAGTAAGCATGAAACAACATCTGGTATGATTACATACAAAGCTGAGAGCGGAAACGATGATGTTGTAATGACAACTATAACACTATCCACATGCTTTGATAATATTGGATATAAAAATTTGGTTGAATTATATGTAAATAATAATATTCAAGGTGATATGCTAAGATATGTTGAGAATATTACTAGTTTATCTGAAAATACATCAGGACTAATTGGAGCACACAGTAGAATTTACAGACGAAATCCTACTATTTCAGGATCAAGATATCCTGGAAGATAAAAAACAAAGAGTTTATTTTATAAACTCTTTGTTTTTTCTATATCATCTTTTGATACTACTTCTACGAAACTTTTATTTTTTATATAGAACTCAACTTCTGTACTACCATTTTGGTATACATATACAACAGTTCCTTTTGTTCCAGATGGTATAGTGATTGTAAGTTAACTAAATCTTTTTTAGTGTAACTACATCAAGTTCTTCAAAGTTCATATTTTCAAATGTTTTAAAAATTGTTACCATAGTTATTAATTATTTTTAAAGTGCAAATATACAATTGTTTTTTTATATAAAAATAATTTTTTATTTTTAACAAACAATATTCCAAAAACATCATATATTAGATAAATTAAAATCAATCAAAAATGGCAATAGCAACAACGATTTCATATAAATTCTCCATGGATTTAACACAATTAGCATTCTTCTTAGAAAAAGTTCATGATTTAACCGCAATAGATAATGAAATTCTATTGAAGATAGACAAAGAAAAAATATTATTATATGCTGCTGTTGGCGAGAAAAATAATATTAACGCATTCAAATCATACATTTTTAATACTGATGAAATTTTTTCATTTGAAACTGACATAGATCACGAAATAAGATACATTATAGTAAATGCAAAAAAATTCGAAATAACACTAAAAAATTATTTAGAATATCAGGAAAACATAAAATGTGAGTTTTCTATGAATGATGATACTTATGTTGATAATTTCAAATTGAAAAATTCAAAATTGAGATTAAGTATAGTAGGAGGAGATTTTCGTGCAGTAAACACGAATATTGACATGTCAATGATTGCATCTGTCTTAAATAAAGATTTAATTGATTTTCAATTTTCTCTTGATAAAAACTCATTTTTAAATATTAAAAAAATAGGTGCTATTGACAACGAAAATGATATATTAACATTAAATGTGACTGACAATTCACTCACTATTGGTGAAAATAATTGGGATTTAGAAATATGTAAAATTGAGCATGAAGATTTATCTATAACTTTTCCTAAAAAGTATTTCAAATCAATAACTTTCACAGAAAATGAAATAACAATATATGTTTTTGATACATTCATATTAATAGATAACGCAAACACAACATTATTAATTTCATTAGAATTAATAGTATAACCAAAAAGAGAGAAATTTAATTTCTCTCTTTTTTTATTTCATATAACTTATTCAATTTTATTTTCCTTATCTCCTTAATTGGAAACACGCCTTCAATTTTAGTCATCTCTGCAGTTTCACTATAATATCCATTAGATTCACCATACCAACGTATTGTTACATATCCTTTTGATGTACCAAATTTATAAAATGTCCAAGTTCCTGATTCCAACGCATTAGAATCTTTATTACTTGACTCTTCGGCTTGAATCAAATCATAACCTATCAAATCATTCAAATCACCATCTATATCTTCAATGTGAACATATTCACTACATTCAGTGTCATGACATTGTTTATAAATAGAACCATTTGATAAATAAAAAGTAATTGAATCTTCTTCTTCACAATCACCTACACATTTATCTATCTTAATTATAACCTCACCTATTAATTCATCATATATTGAAATCATACTAATTATTTTAGAGTTATTTTAACAAAATATTCAAATTTTTTAAATTTTCTATATAAATAAATATCAGCATCTTCATATAGCCAATTCATAAATTTAGTTACTTGCTTTGCACCAGTTAATCTATTAAATCCAACTTCATTATATCTTACACCTGATTTCATATTAACATCTAAATTTTTAGTAATATAATTTTTTATATCATCACAAAAATTAATATTTGATGTTAATGTAAATGTTATATTTCCAATATTATTTTTTGGTATACATAAGCAGCCATCACCATCAAAATATCCTCTAATAAAAGATTTATATAAATTTATATTTTTTAATTCTGGTAGCCTTATTTTAAATGTTTTATTTCTAACACAACCATTATTAATCAAATCATTTTTCATTATATTAGATACTATTTCAAGTCTATATTGTGGGCCTGAATGATATGCTTTATTTTTAAAATGAATTATTTCTTTTTCTTTTCTATATCCTAATACAATTTTTCCATATATTATTTTGGATATTTTTTCAAGTATTTCTTTATCTTTTTCATGTAATGATATTCCAAACCCATTTTTATTTATATAACCATCAGAATATAATAAACCTAAAATATATGCTTTTTCATTGGTGTCTATATTTTTAAAATAATGTTCATTTAAAAAAATATGTTTTCTAGATGATTCACTGAGAGTTTTTAATTTAATATCATTTCTTTTTAATATTCTTTGTACTACACCTCTATTGATATTATATTTTTCTGATATTTCTTTGTTTGTAATATTATTAGTATAATCAAAAATTATATTATTAACGATAGTAATATTAGTATATCTTTCTTTTAATTTTAAATTGTTTTCACGTATTATATTTCTAATTGAATGATCACATAATTTATATTTTTCGGCAATAATTTTAATTTTTAAATTATTATTAAAATAATCATCAATAACATAATCTTGAATTTCTTTTTTAATTTTCATATTAATTTTTAATCGTATATATTTAAAAATTAATATTGAAAATAGTCCATTTAATGATTACTTAGGTAACGTAATATTATATTTTTCAAAAAAGTATAATAAAGCTTCAGCGTTTCCAATACAATCAAAAACAGGATTATGATTATGTTCAGTTTTTCTATGTTTTTTCCATTTATAATATAAATTATGCTCTGCACCACAAAATAAATCACCAATTCTACGACTTGACCACCCAAATGGATTACTACCATAATATTTATGAAAATAGAAATTTATCCAACTTGCATCATATCCGTTATTATCCGATATTAATATTGGTTTATTTTTTGATACTGATTGTATCCATTCAGCAAAATCTTTCATTACTTTTTCTGGTTCATCAAAAGTTTCATGTTCTTCTCTACTAAATCCACTAATTTCAAGTGCTTCTGAATCATATTCAGTTGAAATTGGTTTTGTTTTACCATAAAATGTTTTAGTTAAACCTGGTTCAACTAAAACAGCACCAAAGCAAACCATAGAATTTATACCTATAATTTGTCCATCACTTTCTACATCTACTACTATATACATTTTTATTTTTTATTCTCTATTATATTTTTTATAAGTAGGTAAAGATGGTTTATAATCGGTACCCCATAAATCTGAAGTAATCATAAGATCAGCAGAATGCCTATTACATGCAACTGGTATATCATGCAATCTACATTGTCGCAGCAACATTTGTATATCAGCTTGATGTGGATTTGCATTTAAATCATCAATTAAAAATATACACAAATCAATTTCATCTTTAACAACCATTGATGCTATTTCTGCATCTCCTCCAAGTGGTCCAGAATTCATCATTATTATTGAAACTCTATCAATATTTTTAGATTCACAATATTCATCTAAACACTCTTTAATTAATTTACCTGTTGTTCCAGTACAAACCAATTTATTTTTCTGTAATGTTTCAGCATTATATTTAACCCACTCGATCATATCTGATTTTCTGTAATCATGAGCAATTAATGCAATCATTTTATCTATTATCATTTTAATTTTTTTTATGCAAATATACAATTTTTTATTGATTAAAAAAATTTTTATTGTTATTGTTATTGTTATTGTTATTATCAATTTTTAATTTTGAAAATTCTTCCTCAAATATTATATTTCTTGGAGGCTCTTCAATGAAAAACATATTAGCCATTTCTTGATTAGAATAACCATTAAGATTTATTTTAATTCCAGAATATGCTACTAAAAATTCTAAATTTTTATTCTCTTCTGCGAATAAATACAATTTTTTTATTTGATTAATAATATGTTCTGAACTTACTGATGGATGATTATATTTAGTCAAATTCTTTGTTACGATCGCATAAGATTGTCCTTGTAAACCATATGCTTGACCATATATCGCACCAAATTTATCTTTTGCTTTAAGAGCAGCACCTTTACCATGTCTTCCTTGTGTATTAGAACCAAATACATATATCTGATGAGGTTTCAATTTTAATATTTTTCCTTTATAAGTCTTCATATACAAATATACAAAAAAAAATTCATAAAAAAAAGAGAATTATAAAATAATTCTCTTTTTAACTTTTTTATTCACACGATTACTTTTTAGATGTAGCTTCAACAGATGCTGCTCTATAAGGAGTTACCAATTTTTTAATTTCACCAAAAGCTTTTCTAACCTCAGCTTCTGCTGTTTTGTTTCCTTTTGTAATAAATTTTTCGTGTTTTTCTTTTACAATTTCGAATTGTTCAAGAATTTGTGCATAAATTTCTTCCATGATATATTTTGTTTTGTTTTTTATAATCAACTCTTTGATTGATTTTTTAGAGTAAATATCATTTTTTAATAAAGTTTCAATTTTATTAAAAAATCAGATTATTAATCTAATATCATTATATATTATTAGTTGATGGTCCTGTTTAATATGTTTTGAATATAAAATAATTTTAATTTCCTTTTATATTTATTATATATTATAATATTTATTATTTTATCACTTTTTTCAATGTTTTTGTCTCTCCATAAAGGCTGAAAATTAGTATAATGATTCAATATAATTATTTCATATTCTGTTTTACCTATACTAACAGGAATTATATGATCCAAATGCCATTCACCTTGGTTTAACCAAATCATTCCAGATGTAAACTTTTTTTCTAAAAAAATTTTAAATTCATCATAAGAACATCCTAATATTTCACATGTTTTTGATTTTTTATTATATCCGCCACGTTTGAAAGATAAATTTATTCTATTTCTAATATTAGTAGTTAATTTAAATAAAATATCATTCTTTCTTCTATTTTTTGTGTATTCCCTTCTATATTCTTTAATATGTTCTTTGTTTTTATTATACCACAATTTTTTACTTATTTTTATATTTTCTATATTATCTTCATATCTTTTTTTAGTATAATATTTAACATATTCTTTATTATTTTCTCTCCAATTATCAATACGTTCTTTAGTTTTATCTTTATTATTATCTCTATGTTTTTTATTCCAAATTTTATATTTTTCTTTATTTTGTTCATAGTATGACTTACTTCCCATCTTATTTAAAATAGTTTTTTAATAACTTTCAGTTTCTTATTTCTTTCATATTTTAATACATCAGATTCATCAAATGACTTCCTCATATCAGGATATTGATAAATATCATACCACTCGCTACCGTCATACTCCCCTCTTTGCATCCAAACACCATCTTCACAAAATATAACACCATACAAATTCTGTCCACCAAATCCATTATCATAAGTGTGATTCAATGATTCTAAAAAAATATCATAATCAACTTGACTAAACAAAGGCTTCAATTTAATATCACGATAAACACCAATCTCATTATCATGATATTGAATCTCAGATGCTACCAACTTATAACCTGAAATTATACTCAAAAATTCTTCTTTTGCATTCTTACCTTCTCTTATTACCTTAATCATATCACACTATTATTTTATTATCAAATTCTTCTTCAAGAGCATTAATCATTTTTTGCATATTAGCAGAATAAAAACCAGCAGAATTTATACATCCTAACTCAATTATCTTATACTCAGGTTTACCATCTATAATAACTTCACAAATATCAATTACAAATGATTTTGCTATCTTATAAATATCAATCATCTCTTTACAAAATTCTAATGCACCATCATCAACAACTTCACTTCTATTGATAAAATTACCCATTCTATAAAGACTTCCAGTTACAACTTTATCTTCAACAACCCAAAATCTAAATTCTTTTGTTATTTTTTTAACAGAACAAACTTGAATTTCAGTATCTTTTGTTAATGATGTTTCATATTCACCATTTAAACAACCATCTCTAAATTCTAACCATTCATACATATCAAACACCTTTCCAGTGAATGTTTTTGTGTCTTCACAAGGTCTTGCAAAAAATAAATCAGTTCTATTAATATCATCTCCAAATTTTTGAACTACAGAGTCATAATTCAATAAATTATCCTTGTAATATTTACTATAAACTCTATAATCATGATTCTCATTTAATTGAGATCCAGGAAACCATTCATATTTTTTTGCTAACCTTGCCATTTTAACAGAACCAAAACAAAAAACATCCTTTCTATCAGTCTTAAATTCAAAATCTTCTACAAATGGTAAAACCTTAACTATCTCATAAGATAAATTCATTCTATCTAATGTTTCAACTAAATTATAATAATTCTCTTCCTTGAAAGTGTTTTCTTGTATTACGTAGTACATTTTTTAATATTTTATATGTTTATTACCTATCTAAAAAATCAGATTTTGTTTATTAATATATACTATTATGAAAACAAAATTTGAAATTTTTATAAATGAACATATATCACCTGATAGAACACGCTCATTAAAATATAAGACAGAACTACCACTAAATAATGAAATATTTATAAACGCTGTTGAGAATACAGTAGGAGCAAAAATATTAGATGAAGGACTATTATTAAATGTTGTTCGTTACCAAAAACCAGAACAAGACGGAGAAACATCAATAAGAACTGGTGTATTCTATCTACCAATAGAAGAAAAAAATGTCAAAGAATATCGTGGAGGAAAAAGTGGGTATGGAGGAACAGATAAACACGAAGGTGAAATTCTATTAAAAAATCCACTATTTATAAAAGGCGCAACTGGAGGTAAACTTTCTGAAAATGCATATGAAAAAATTAACGGAAAAGGTGCTACCAATGAATTAAAAGATTCTATATTCAAAACTGCAATTAAATACAATCCTCAACCAGAAGATGTTGCTGATGTACTAACTAAATATAATAAAGATTCTAATTATGATGAAAATTGTGATTTAGGATATGATATAATAAGACATAGTAGACAACACAACACACTCAGATACGCAATACAAGAAAATATAATAGCAAATTCTGTTAGAGATGCTGGATATGATTCAATTTTAGGATATAGTAGAAGAAAAAATGGAGATTATTACATATCTGAAATATTTGATGTCAGAGAACTAACATATCCATCTAATGAGTGGGAAGCTGATATACATAGTAAATATCTATGATTTGTGCTCCTGGTGAGAATCGAACTCACAACCTTTTCCTTAAGAGGGAATAGCTCAACCAATTAAGCTACAAGAGCATTTTTGATGTCAAAAAAGATTACAAAGGTTGTCAACCTTTACTGAGGACTAATCAGCTACTATCGGAATCGAACCAAGGCTTCCAGCACTTCATAAATACTCTTTTTCTTGGGGTGAATAATCGGATTTGAACCGACCCTTAAAGAACCACAATCTATCGTGCTAACCACTAACACTACATCCACCATTTATTTTGGGTGTCAGATGGGATTCGAACCCACATTAACTGTTAAGTATTCCTGATTCACAATCAGGGCGGCATCCCTTACCGACTACAAACACCATATATAATATTCACATTCTGAATATTTGCGGAAAATGGGGGACTTGGACCCTCACACCGATTTAACTCGATGAACAGTTTAGCAAACTGCGCCAATACCAATTATGGACTTA